CATATTCAACGGTGGCGCGATAATAACACCGGACCATTCTCGGACGTTGTACCGACCGACGCCAGCGGCAAACCGTTCAAGGAAATTCCGTTTACGTTCATCGGTGCCGACAATAACGACCCGCACCCGGATCAACCGCCGCTGTACGATCTATCGTCGCTGAACATTGCGCACTATCGCAACTCGGCAGACTATGAGGAAAGCTGTTATATTCACGGTCAACCTACAGCATGGTTTGCCGGACTGACGGAGCAATGGGTTAAGAACGTGCTGAAAGGCGAAGTGCAGCTAGGTTCGCGTGCCGCTATCCCGTTGCCCGCGGGCGCGTCTGCTGGACTAATACAGCCGAGTGAAAACACGCTGCCGATTGAGGCTATGAAGCACAAGGAACGCCAGATGGTGGCGCTCGGGGCGAAGCTGGTAGAGCCTAGCGCCGTCCAGCGTACCGCCACGGAGGCGACCATAGATCAATCCTATGAGACTTCCACACTGTCGCAATCTGCCGACAACGTGTCGGACGCCTTCAAGTTCGCGCTGCGTTGGGCGGCGCGCTATGAGGGTATCGACAAGCTGGACGATATCAAATTCGAACTCAACACCGAATTTGATCTAATCAAGCTATCGTCTAATGAACGGTCCGCAATTATTGCCGAATGGCAGGCCGGTGCAATCACGTTTAGCGAAATGCGTGCGAACTTCCGGCGCGCTGGTATCGCGACGCTGACAGACGAGGAAGCGTTAAAACTTATCGCCAAGGAACTAGAAGAACTGCCAGCGTTGAACCTTGAAGGTGATGATCTGGCAGAGCCGGGCGAACCTGCCAAGGAACCGGCCGGACCCGCTGTGTGATGGAAGACGTATTTACCGCACTGTTGCGACAAGCAACGTACTTCGAAGCACTTAAGTTAGGTGCGGCGGTACGCTTTCAGCAATTGACCAAAGACCTAGACGCCGAAATTCGTGCGGTGTTTCAGACAGCGCCGGAGACTTTCGCCGGAATGCCGCGTCGCGACTTTAACGCGTTCGTCGCAGAGCTACGCCGAACCGTGATCGATACCTATCAGAGCCGGGCTACGGTGCTGGTCAATGAAACGCGAAAGTTGATCCAAGCGGAAACGGCAATGTACCAGCGCATCTTTCGTGCTGATACCGGCAAGCGTCTAGTCGCGCCGACCAATGCCGAATTGTGGGCAAAGGTCCGCAACGCAATCAATCCGGCAACAGGTCTTAGCTTTGAAAAGCAGATGACAGCGTTTCGCAACTCCGGCTTGAACTTGATCGAACAAGCTGTGCGGCGAGGTTACGCCGATAAGCTGACAGCGATTGAAACTTTGACGAGCATTCGCGGAACTGCGGCGGCGGGATATTCGAACGGTGTATTTCGTCGCATCAATGCTTGGGCCGGTTCAATGTCGAATGTCGCATATTCACATGCGCATTCGGTGACGAAGGATCGAATAGCCGCGCGCTATTATAACGAATACGAATGGGTTTCAATTCTTGACGAAGCGACGACGGAGATTTGCGAGGATCGGCACGGCGAAGTGTATCGCTATGGCGAAGGGCCAATTCCGCCAGCGCATTACGGTTGCCGAAGTGAAACCGTACCAGTGAACCCGGAAGATACGGAGCGGGCGGAAAGCCTTGTTGAGTGGTTAGAGCAACAGCCTAGCGAATATCTTTCTGACCTGTTCAAAGGTGGTGACCGAACACTTGACAAGGTTAAGGTCATCACGTTGGATCAATTCAAAGACAAACTAGAAATTATTCTAGTGTAACCTCGGAGACAGTTATGGCACTCAAGCGTAAGATTGATAAGAAAACCTATGACGCGCTCTCGGACGATCTGAAAGCCGAATATACCGCCGATGGCGAGGGATACATCCTCGATATCGACGGCGATGAAAACCCCGATGAATTGCGCCGGGCGCGTGACCGGGAAAAGGGTATTGCCGCGAAGGCCAAAAGGAATTGAAAGCCGCACAAGATCGGATTGCCGAACTTGAAGCTGACGGCGACGGCGACGGTGAAGGCGATCCGCCTGCGAATAAAAACAAACGCAAGGCGAAGGATATCGAAACGCTTGAAGCCGGATGGAAGGAAAAGGAAGGCGAGTGGTCGACGAAGCTTTCTCAGAAGGACGAATATATCAAGCGGACGATGGTGAACGCCGCGGCCGATGCGATGGCGTCCAAGATTTCCACTGCGCCGAAGTTGATGTCAAAAGCTATCGCGGATCGGCTCACTGTGTCGTTTGAAGGAGACGAGCCGGAGCTTGTTATTCTTGGGGATGACGGCAAGCCATCATCGAAAACACTGGCACAACTTGAAAAAGATTTTGTTGCCAATAAGGAATTTGCCGCTATTATCCTCGGCACTAAAGCCAGCGGCGGCAGTGCCCCGCGTCTTGGCTCGGATCAAAAGCCTGCCGGTGGTGCCGGTGCTTCCGACAAACCTACTTCGGACCTTTCGAAGATGTCGCCAAAGGATTTGGCGGCTCAACTTAAGGCTCGCAAGGAAGCGGAAGCACAATAGGAGCATCACATGGCACTTTCTGACCTCGCAGTATTTTCCGAATACGTCTACACTGCACAGACCGAAGTCCTTCGGCAGCAAGTCGACTTGTTCAACGCGGCATCGCGCGGAACAATTCTACTGCGTACTGTTGCCCACGCGGGCGACTACGCTGATAGCGTGTTTTGGGCCAAGGTTGCCGGACTTGTTCGGCGACGCAACCCCTACGGCGCTGGCGCTGTGACGGCGAAGAACCTTGAACACCTCGTTGATACGATGGTCAAGGTTGCTGCCGGTACGCCGCCGGTCAACATGCCACCTTCGCAATTCCGCTGGATACAGCGCAATCCGGAGGAAGGCGGCACCATTCTTGGCCAGCAACTCGCCAAGGATACGCTTGCCGATATGGTCAATACGGCGGTCCTCGGACTGTCGGCGGCACTGTCGAATGATGCAGCGGTCACGGTCGACGACGGCGGCAATACGTTTGACTTTGCTACGTTCAACGCCGGTCAGTCAAAGTTCGGCGACGCCTTCACCGACATTCGCGCATGGGTGATGCACTCCAAGCCCCTGTTCGATTTGTTCGGTGCAGCCATCGCGAACGGCGAAAGCCTGTTCTCGTTTGAGAACGTCAACGTTCGTCAGGACGGTTTCGGCCGCGTGTTCATCATTTCGGATAGCCCCGGCTTGATTGACGTGACGCCGACGCCGGACGAATATCGTACTCTCGGACTTACCGAAGGTGCGGTGCGCGTCGATCAGAATGACGACTTCGATGACAACATGGACACCGACAACGGCGACGAAAACATTCTGCGCACCTATCAGGCGGAATGGTCCTACAACCTCGGCATTAAGGGGTATGCTTGGGACAAGGCGAACGGCGGCGCGGCACCGAATGACGCGGCGCTGGCCATGTCGACGAACTGGGATCGCACTGCCACGTCGCACAAAGACCTTGCGGGCGTGCTGGTCATTACCCGGTAACGTTACCGGCGCGGGGCGGCTAACTGCCGTCCCGCTCAACCTTTCAACCGTATTCCAACGGAGACAAACATGGGCGTTCGAAACCCGAAAATTCTCTATTTTGTCGACGGCAGCAAGCCGACGCAAGATGATCTGAACGCCGCCGCGAAACTCGGCACCAATGTCATGTTTCGCAATGCGCAGATGATCGCACCGGATCATCCGCTAGAGATTTGCGAGGGCGTCGCCGGGCCGAAAATCCCGCCGCAGTATCAGGAAGCCTTCGGCAATCGTACCGAACTTACCGACCCGATCACCGAACACGTCAATAACGTAGGTCGCGGCGCGAAGCCCGGCGACCCGGTGCGGATCGAACGCCTTGGCGCTGGACCCGGCGGCGTTCAGCTTGTGCCCGATCTTGGCAAGAGCGCGGCCGATGGCTGGTCTACTGACCCGACGCGGGCCAAGGAAGGCCAGACCGAATTACCCTACCGTGGCGAGCGTCGCCCGCGCTATCGCAGTGGCAACGTCGCCACGCCGCCCGCTAGCCGTCAGTCAGACGAGACGGGACTGACGGAGGAAGACGCCG